GTTGTCCGACGCCCACATGCGGAGGCCCTGCGAGTCCACGATGGTTCCGTCGTCGATCAGTCCGAATCCCCGCTCGAACGCCGCGTCGTTGGAGGCGTTGCGCTGCCTCATCACCGCGCTGTAGAGGGGGTCGAGGTCGAGCTGGAGGTCCCTGCGGATGGCGTCTCGGACGGTCGGGTCGAGGTCAGGGTTCTTGGTCAGGTACTCGTCCAAGGTGGACTCGAGGGCCTGCTGCGCTTTCTCCGGAGTTCCGTACAGGACCGCCATAGAGACCTTCTCGTTGAACCCGAGCGCGTAGATGTCACGGATGCCGCGCTGCACCTGCTGCTTGAGGATGCGCTCCTTGCGGTTCCCCTCGGCGGCGATCTCGTCGAGACGCTGGTCCTTGAGGCGGAGCAGCTGGACGAACAGGGCCGGGTTCTCCCGGATGGTGGCCTTGCCGAACCTCATGCTGGTCAGGGCCCCCATGAGTTCCTCGGCATCGCTCTCGTCCTTGATCTGCCCGAGCGCGATCTGCGCCGCACCCACGACCGTCTTGCGAGCGGTCTCGGGGTCGGAGGAGGTCAACTGGATGGAGTCGATGGACCGCTGGATGGTCTGTCCGATCATGGAGTCCGGGGTGAACTCCCCCTCGCCCTGCGATGCGGAGACGAGACCGTCGGCAATGCCTGCCTGGGTGCGCTCGATGGCGAGGAAGTCCTGCTTCTTCCGCATCTCCTGCTGGAAGGCCCCGCTCATCTCGGCGTTGACCTCCTGCGCCACCGAGGCGAACCCTGAGGCACCGTAGACGTCGTTGGTGACCGCCTCCGCCCCGGCCATCTCGGCGGCCCTTCGGGCGATCTCCCCGAACGGGACGGGGTTGTCGGGGTCGGTGGCCTCGTCACGCAGGGACGCCAATGCGTTGCGGTAGCGGAGCCCCACGGTGCGGCCGAAGTTCTGCCGTGCCGCGATCAGGAAGAACGGGTTGGCCGAGTCGGGTCCGCCCTGCTTTGCGATGGACTGCTTGAAGGCATCGTTCAGGGCAGCCTGACGGTCCGCGGGGGATGCCGCGGGATCGACGTCGAATGCGCTCGAGAAGTCCACGGCGGCACCTTGGGCGGACAGGGCCCGCTTGTCCTCCTCCACCCTCCGGGCAAGCATCCCTTGCAGGGACGGGCTGAAGGCCGCGAGGGACTCACCGATCTGCTGAAGGGTGTTGCCGCTGAACCGCTGCCCGGGTGCCGGGAGGATGTTCAGGGAGACCGGGGCTGCCGACGGCTGGATTGCGACCTGCGTGAGGTCATTGGGGGTGAGGGACTTTGCCATCGTCAGTACCAGCGGTTGAACCCGGGGGTGCGGTAGATCGCCGGGAGCGAGTTGATGAATGACTCACGACGGGCGAGGCTTCCCACCTGCGGTGCGGGGTTCCCGCCGAAGGAGCCCATGCGCTCGAAGTTGCCGTACATGTTCACGGTGTTCAGGGCAGCGCCTCCGACCTGGAGGAGCGGGGTGAAGATGCTCGGTGCCGTCTGGTTCGGGTACGCCTGGATCATGGCGCTCTCCGCCCTGCCCCTCATGCCGAGCTGCTCGATCTGGAGCTGGCGGTTCCTGAAGTCGTAGTTCAGGTCGAGGTTGGACAGGGACTCGTTCTGCTGCCGCTCGAACTCCCGCATGAGGATCTCGACGGTGTTGCCGTAGACCCCGCTCTCGCCGGCCTCGGCCCGGATGGACCCGAACGCCTGCTCCGCCTCAAGGCGGATGGCCTGCACCTGCTGCGCCTTGGACATCTGCTCCTCGCGCTGGCGGATGGCGGTCTGGCGGTACTGGAGCTGGAGGTTCTCGTTGGCGAGGCGCTGTGCCTCGTTGTACTGGTACCGCTGTGCCTGCGCCGACTGCTGCTGCCCGACGAAGGACATGGCAGCGCCGGCAGCGGACGTGGCGAGGCCGAGGGTGGCGAGGGTTCCCACGGCAGCCGCGTTCGCAGCAGATGCGCCGAGGGCCGCGCCGATGGGTGCGAGGAGTGGGAGACACATGGGTCAGAGTGCCTTTCGGAAGTAACCGATCTCGATGCCTGACTGGTCCCGCGACGAGGTCTTCGTGAACCCCATCCAGCGGAGCCAATCGACGTGCTTCGTGTTCCTGAGGTCAACCCAGTTGCCCACGCCCTTCACGCGGTCGATCCCGCGGATGGGGCGACACAGGTGATCCATCCAGAGGCGGGACTGCCTCAGGAACGTCATGGGGAACGAGGTGATCTCGGGGGTACCGAGGAGCCAGACGGTGGCGTCCTCTCCGGTCCCCCCGGTGAGCCCAAACATGGCCGCAGGCTTCCCCGAGGGGCCGACGACCGTGAGCGGTTGCAGCGAGTACGAAAGACCCGTCCGCAGCGAAGGCAGCGGATCATGCCCCCACAACTCGCACTCCCGTCGGTCGGCGTCCCTGAGGTGGGTCGAGAGGTAGACGCAGTCTGCCTCGATGGAGGGACGCACATAGGGGGTCATACGGGTTGGTTGCGGGTGGTGTATCTGGCCTCGAAGGCCGCGGACTGGATCCGGCACGGGAGGAAGGAGTCGCTGACGACCGAGACCTTCGCCTGGTCTGACTTGCAATGGATCGGGAACCTGAACGTGGAGGTCCCGAGGAACGCCGCTCCTGACGTCAGGTTCGCACCGACGTTGCCGGCCGAGTAGACGTAGGAGTACGGGTTGGCCTGGAACTTCGGCTGGACGACCGTCGTGAAGTACCCCGTGTCCTCGAAGGACAGGGTCAGGTAGGTCAGTTGCAGGCGGGCATCCACGATGGCGGCGGAGTTGCCCCGGACGAACGGCTGGGAGAACGTCCAGCGCATCTCGTAGGGAGAACCGATCCAGACCTCGCTGGAGTCATAGCGGCCCGTGAGGACGATCTGGGAGTTCGACACGGACTCGATGTTCGCCTGGAGTCCGTTGACGATCACCCTGAGGTCCATCGCGGTGTACGGGAGGTCGATTCCCGAGACGTCGATCACGCAGGAACCCGACGGGGCGTTCGCCGTGGTGCACGATGTCTTGATCCTGCGGTCGAGGTGGACGCCCCACTCAAGGGGGGCATCGAGGAACTTGCCGCCGAAGTCGATGCGCTCGAGGTAGGTGGCCCCGGATCGGGTCACAACCATGAACAGGCTGTGGTCGAACCACTCCATACCTCGGACCACGGCTTCAGGACCGAGGTCCCACTTGCTCCACGCCGACTGCACCTTCTCGGTGCCGTTGACGAACCACTTGTAGTTCCATAGCCCATCGGCGGTCCTGACGAACCCCGTGGAGTCATGGGTGCTCACGGCGATCTGGAGGGGGTTCCCCGAGATGTACGAGGGAACGTTGGCCGTGATGTCCATGCCGTCGTACTTCTCGTCGGACGAGATGCGGATGTACTCGCGCACACCGACGTAGGACCCGCGGCGCTGGGGGAACAGGAGGGACCGCCCGGTTGCCTCAGGGCGGCAAAGATCCGAAGCATTCTCGAACTCCGTGGTCTGGACGATCTCGACGGTCTCGGGGCTCAGGACCGTGTCGCCGCCCGAGCCGAGGCTGAACTGCGTCAGGGGGGAGAACAGGATCAGCCGCTCGTCCCATTGGACCGCGGCCTCGAGGGAGGCCACCTTGCTGTGACCTACCGAGACGTCGATGGGATCCGAGGGGAGGATCTGGGTGGTGGTCGTCCGGAAGAAGTTGAAATAGAACCCGCTCTCGCTCAGGACCACCTTGTCGTCCGCGACGAACCCGAGGCGGTTCCGGTACAGGAAGATGTCCTTGATCTTCCTGCCGATGAAACTGGGCTCCGGTGCCGTGGCCGCATCCCCCGCGGTGCGCGTGGTCCACGTCGGCCTGTAGCAGGCGAAGTGACCGTCGCTCCTGCGGGCAAGGACGTATGGGAGCGTCGTGTCGCTCAAGGTGGTCTTGACGGAGAACCCGACGGTCTCCTGCCAGTACCCGGTGCCGCTGATGCCGTCGTTGGCGACGAACTCGACGTAGTAATCGCTGGCCTCGGCCTCGTCCGCCGCCGCACCCACGGCCACCTTGAACCCGTGCTTTCCCTGCACCGGGAGGTCAGAGAGGCGGCTGACCTTGTCCTTGGCGCAGGTCATCAGGCTCCCGCCGCCGGAGTCGGCCACCTTCACGGTGAAATCCTTGGACGCATGGGACACAAGGAAGGTTGATCCGTAGGAGGTCGCGGTGATCCCGGTGGTTCCCGTCCCTGCGTTGATCGCATTGACGAGTGCCGTTGCGATTGTCTCCGTGTTCGCCCCGGTAGTCCCCGGGACCGTGTGGGTGTAGGTGTAGTTGTTTCCGAGGATCCTGAGCGTGACCTTGTAGTCCATGCTGTAGGAAGCCTGCACCACGGTCACAAGCCCTTCCTGCACCAAGGCTGGCGACGTCGTCCCGGCCATCGCCACGGTCTGCCCACGGTTGAGCAGGAACGTGAAGTCCGCGATGGTGATGGCCCGGAGGTTCCCCGGGGTGTTCAGGTACGCCGGCAGGGAGAACGCATTGGTGTTCGTGAGCGCGTCGTAGACGTTCTTCTCCACCCCCGCGAGCGTGAACACCTTGATCGTGCTCGAGGTGATCCGGACGACGTACCGTTCCGAGGCGTCCCGGTTGATGAAGTGGACGAACTGGTCGGGGGCATCCTGGGTGAGCCTCTTGACGTGGTTCGTCGGGGGGCGCTTGGTCAGACCGTCGGACAGGCTCGGGTAGGCGTTGACCTGCTCCTCGAGCTGCGACGGGAGCCGCATCTGGGGCGGCTGCTGGGAGACCCCCTGGACGAGGTTCGGGATCTGGACTGATACGAGGTTCATGCCCAGCGGCGGTTGTTGAACGCCACGTCCCCGTTGTTGAAGATGTTGTAATCGGCCTGCTCCGCCTCGAACTCGCGGAGGACCATGAATGCCTGCATCTCGTCACGCTCTGAGAACGCGACCACCTTCTCGCTGTTCACCATGCGGGCACCGAGGGTGCGGCCGGCACGGATCATGGCGTAGCGGCGGGCGGGTTCCGGCATGTCGTCCCACTCGAGGAGGACCACGGCGACGAGGTCCGTGACGGACCCAGAGAAGACCGCGGTCTCGTTCTCCCGGTCGTAGAGCTTGGTGCCCTTCTTGGCGTAGTCCTTGCTCGGGTGATCGACCCGGACCCAGTTGGACGGGATCGCCACGTTGCCGTTGACGTCAGCGACGAGGGTCTGCTTCCTGAGGGTGTTCCAGGACCACTCCCGGGACATGAGGTCACGGCAGACCTCGTCGAGGATCTGCTGGGCGACCACGACGTCGGCGTTGAGAGGGCCGGTCAGCGTCGAGACCGGGTTCTCACCGATGCAGGACAGCATCGTGTTGATGGCCTGGAGGCGCGTGGTTTCGTTCATGGTGTTCCTTAGAGCCCCCCGGGGGTGGAGTTCCCCCGGAGGGCCGGGAGGAGGGAAGGAGGGAATCCACCTGCCCCCGTTTCCGGAGGCAGGCGGGAGTTGTTAGTGAGTCAAGGGACCCCTATCAGGCGGTCCACTTGAGGCCGATGGCGCACTCGGGGCGCAGGATGCCGAAGCCAGCCATCAGCTTCGACACGACCAGGGTGCCCTGGTACTCGATCTTGCGCTCCATCTCGGTCGAGACGTCGAGCTTCTTGACGCAACCGATGGCGTCCGCGTGGCCGCAGACACCCCAGTAGTCGTTCATCACCGCCGCCGTGGCACCGTAGCCCACGCCGTCACCGCCGAACACGTCGTTGGCGATGTTGGCCTGAGCGCCGCCGCCGGCGGCCCACAGGGCGTCCGCCGACTCGTTGCCGTTGTCGCGGGGGAACAGGTTGCTCTTGAGCACCTTGAAGCCCGCGATCTCGATGGGCGAAGCCGAACCCTGCGCCACGTTGCCCACGCCCGAACCGAAGTCGGACGAGAAGCGGAAGGCGGTGCTTGACTGGCCTGCCGCGGCGAGGACCGCACCGTACTGCTCCGGACGCAGGATGCAGAAGCGACCCGTCTCCGGGACGTCCTTGTTGTC